TCTGAAATCCCGGTAATCTCATAAATCACCTGTTTGCAGGATTCCCTGGCTAACATCAATTGTTGAGCAACAGCAACCAGTTCAGCGATTGGGAGCATCCAGATATTCTGGTCGAATCCTCCTTCACTTAAGGTTGCTGATTTATCCGTTGGGAGAAGGGCGTTATCATCTTCCTTCAGGATCTTCTCTATCTCTTCACCCAAATTACCGTCGTAGCAACCACGAACCTTGATTGCCTCGATAACTCGATTCAAGCGATGCTGAATTCGGTTTAATTCTTTTGCCTGATTCTCATAGATTGTATAAAGGGCGGTTGGGAGGAGATCGTTGGATTTAGCAACAAACTGGAGGGGTTTTGGACAGTTAAAGAATCCCGTCAATTCTAATGGGTCATCATCGACCTTGAGATAGCCATCCTTGTACTGTGAACTGATATACTTGATCTTTCGGTCGTCTTTATCCCAGATTTGATATATTTGGGCGGTCTTCCTGTAGCCCTTATCCTTGTTCTCTTCCCGCCAGTTGTCCTCTTCGTCATCCTTCTCTTCACCTTCTACAAATTTCAGCTTATTAACGTTATCAGGGAAGAGCCTGGCAGCTTCCTCACGGTCTAAATATTCCTCATAAGCGACCCATCGGACTTTTGACCACTTCTGAGCGTATCCAAAGAGAACCCGGTCCCATTTTCTGGAATCTGTACAAACTGTCTCCCAACCACCATCAGACTCATACTTAACAGTTGTTATCCCCCTTCCAGGGAGGAGAGCGTCTACGGTAGCATCCGACATGGAACCTTCAAACTTGTCGTAATCGTCTATGTCTGTATCTATTAGATACTCTAAGATTCTCTGAGCGGCTTCTGAGACCACTTTACCCATAGGGTCGTCGTCTTTGTACCGTCTTGTTACAACAGGGCGCGGAACCTCCGAGAAAAGCGCTGGTAACGATGTATCTGTGTTCGAGTAGAGAATATTGAACGGAGTCGGTTTCTCGTTCGCGTAGATTTCAAGAATCTCACGACCGTTCGAGCGAAAGTCTTTCTCTCGCTTCTTCGCATCTTTGATCTCATCCAACCACTCGCTAATACTCAAATCAGCCATTTTTAGTAACCATCAGATCGCTCAAGTCGTTTCTTCCTAAAGTGTTCTTTTTTCATGGCACCGAAATTCATCGAAGTGATATTCCCTTGATGGAATTTCTGGCTCTGGGTGAGTGATGGAGCCTGGGCTTTGGACTGTCTCCAAGTCAAAGACAGATACCTCCAGGCATCAGCAGCGTGAGAGTGCTCATCGTGAACCGGAGTTGAGGAGAAGACCTTCTTGACCTCATCATAGGCCCTTCGGTAGCTTTTGAGGTGTTCTACACCAACATCACACTTCTCTTTGTCGAAATAACACCGGGGTAAAGTTGCATTACCAGCTTGAATTCCATCTTCAATTGACAGATTAGGCACTACGGCAAAATTGCCAACATCTTCTTCAAGAAACTGCTGGAGGATGGACTTACCACCCATTCCAAGTCTTTTAGGCTTTGCATCATGGGGAACCCAATGAATTCCATAGTTATAGCCTTTATCTCGTAACATTTGGGCGTAAAACGGGATTTCCTTGAAGTTATTCTCGTAGAAATCAATGATTCTCAACTCATTTGCGATGACTTGGTAGAACCAGACAGAAGTATCATCGTCCCTACCCAAATCCCAGGCTGTGAAGACCGGGAATTCAGGGTCATAGGCAATTTCTTGAACCCTGCCCTCTATCGTCACTTTTGTCAGGGCTTCAGCCCATATCGCACCTGGAAGGGCTGCTTCAAAGCTAACGTAATATTCTTGAAGCCAGATAGCCTTGCCGTAGGACTCACCGTGTTCAGACTGAAGTTCCTTCAGTTCGTTCAGTAATTGTTCGTTGGTAAAGATCCCAGTCTGGTCTACGGTCAGCCTTTGTGAAAACCAGTCTTCAGAGTGCTCTGCGAAGTCGATCATCTTCTTGAAATGATTCTTCCCACGCGGAGTTGAGTTGAATATGGCCCAACCCCCGTTTTCCAGCATGATAGGTCTTAGAAAGCCCCATGCTGAAGGATTACTCAGAGCATATTCTGAAAACGTCAATCCTATGGGAGGTGAGCCAACTAATGCATCGTAATTGTCACTTCCCATCAACTGCCATGTGGAACCGTTTTTGAACTCGATAAACATCTCATTATCGAGCGTTTTCTCTCTTATTTCACGGGGGAAGGCTTCGTCTATTCGTTTTAGACCAGTTCCAGGGTTAATAGCGTTCCAAATAGCCTTCCTACACTGATTGTAGAGGGGGAGCATGTACCAGTAATTCCCCTTCCTCTCAAACGCTGAACAGGCGTTGTGATGGAGCATGACATCATCTTTACCACTTCGACGATGCCAGCAACACGCTGCCCTTTTCCCCCCTTGCGCTAAATAATTCCATAATGGCACCTGATATTGACGTGGGTGCCAGTTATTCGGAAGGGATATTTTCATAAATTAACAGGGTGGAATGGACTGAATAGAGACTGACTTCCGCCTATATCAATATCCCAGTCTGGGAAGGGTTCACCATCATAGCCTACAGGTCTTGAAGATGTGCCCCACCACTTGACACCTACCCCTACGCAAGGAGATGTTGATTGTAATGATCCGTCTGCATTCACCAATGGATCAGTCGATAGACTATTACTGCCTATAGTTTCTTCATTATCATTTTCATCAATAATGTCTTTTGTGAATCCATCAAAACAATTGTAATCTTCGGTGATGTTCCCAGCTTGTGCATCATACCTTCGTAAGGCAGCAGCCGCCGATACACCCACCAATGTATTATTATAGATTTCAGATCCTGAAAGGACCGTCATTGAACTATACTGCATCGCGGCGACAGCAGTGCCAGTGCCATCATCATAACTCCCATTTACAGTAAGGCCGGTAGCGGTATTATTATAAATATGAAGCTTATTTCCGTTATTTGATGCTGCATCTGAAGATTGGAAAACTTGGTCGCAATCAATAATCAGGTTCCCATAGAAATAATTTTCTAACCCTGAATTATCTTTATACGCCTTGGCACTGGTTGTCATATAGTTGTTGTATATGTAAACATCATGTGATCCATTATCTGTTTCTACACACCCGCCATCGAAAGGCCAATAGCGACCATGTTTGCAATCACTGAATATATTCCCATGTATCCGAATTTTTGTTCCACCAGCCTGAGTTGCTTGGTATGAATAACACGCCGCCGTCGACGCCCCAAGACCACAAGAGGTAAATGTATTATTCCTTATTTCTGCATCCCTTGTTCCTCCCCAGCAGGAAACAGGTGAATTTATTATGTCTGTAAAATCGCAATCTTCAATGATAGTCCCTGTATGTAATCGACTCGTAGCGACCGCACCTTTTAAGGTAAAACCATTAGCACATTTTGTCAGGGTACAACCTCTGTATACATTATCCTCTTTTGTCGTTGAATCAACGCTTACATCAACATCACCAGCATAACCTACGTATCTAAAATGTATATTCTCAATTACGATCCGATCTGAATTGAGGATGACAAATACTTTTTCATATCGCGTACCTGCCCAATATACTGCACCATAATAAGTAACAGGATTGCCGACTGAATATACAATTAATAAATTATTGCCTAGCGTTGCATGTCCTTGAAGCCAATCGAATTGATAATCCTGGGCAGGAGCATTTGCAGGTATTACATCAGTTTCAGTAAATGTCCCTCCAGTCCAATACTCCACCCTGAACTGTCCTGGGATGAATCCAGATCCAAACCACACGCCAGCAATAGGATTAAATGTGCTACTTCCACCATCTAATACCCACAGATTAGATCCAGCATCAGGAACTGTTGGGTCTGCTGCTGATACTTCAGTCCAATCACCAGTAACTGAGGTATGATAAAAGTCTAATATAGGTTTTGCCTGAGTTGTATCATCAGTGCCATCTGCATTGTAATAAGTAGTAACTGTCTTATCCGCATCTCCGTTTGCAAATATAAACCTGGGATCTCCTCCAGCATCTGCCAGATTCTCAACAGTCCCCCTCTTGACCTTGAGAATATCCCAAGAAGCTTTATTCGTTTCCGCCGTGGTGAGAGAATTCCATGGTGTGAGCAACGTACCATCACCACCACCCGCTGCATCTGCGTCAAGATAACTTGTAGCCATTAGACACCCTGGGTGACATTCAGGGTAGAGAAATCAGTCCCATCTGCGCCTGTGATCGCAAAAGCCATAAATCCACCATCTCTAGCATTCACAGGAATACCAATGGGCGTGTCAATAACCCACCCAGCCACTATATTGTTGGTCAGGATCATGCCAGCCTCACTGCCAGCCGTCGCGTTTACAACCGATGCTGCATCAGCCGCAGTCGCAGCAAATGCCACCCATAATCCTGTAGTATTCCCAGCCGTACCGTCCTCTGATGTACACGACAAGTGAACCTTCGTGGCTCCAGTCGCCATAGCCTCTGTATAAGTAGCACTCCCAGCCTCTGTCTTTACAGCAAGAAGCCCGGAATAGTTGGTCGGGGTGAAAATGGAACGATTGGAAATATCGTCTATAATCGTTACCGGATTGTGAATTGCCATACTAAACTCCTTTAAGCTGGCGCTGTTGGCGCCACGCAGTTATTATCAACCGGACCCGCTAGAAGTGCCGTAAGCACGTCCGCTGCCTGCGTTGCCGCATTCTCAGCCGCAATGGTACAAACCCACATCGACCGACCAGCATATGGCGTGACCTTGCCTACAACATAAAACGAATCATATGTTGCATCCAGCGCAATCGGACCCTGC